TTGTATCTGCTTTAAGTGTAACTATTGATGTAGAAGATACTATTCAAAATGGTAATGATTTAGTAAGTGGAACTGGTACTTATACAGTAGTGTTTACAAGACCATTCTATTCTGTTAATTATGCTATAGGTATTACTAATCAAGGAATGGCTACTGGCGATTTTTATACTTTAAATAACAAAACTATAAATGGTTTTGATATTGCCTTTAAGAATAGTGGTGGAACTGGAGTAAGTAGAACTTTTGATTATATTGCAAAAGGATTTTAAATAAGATATTAGATAGATTATGGCACAAAACGATTTAGTAATAGCAAACCAATCATTCCCTTCTTTTAGAACAGATCTTAATTCTGCATTACAAGCTATTAACACATCTCAATCAGGAACATCTAGACCATCTGGTGCTGTTGCTGGTACAATTTGGTTAGATACAACTTCTCCGACTACACCTACTTTAAAATATTATGATGGTGCTGATGACATCTCTTTAGCAACACTTGACCATTCAGCTAATACTGTAAATTGGTTAGATTCAACAGTATCAATTACTGGACTAACAACTACTGCAACAGGAACAGTTTTAACACTTTCAGATTCGGCAACTACATCAACAGTAAATTTAATTATAGATAATGACAAAGAGATTCGTTTTAGAGAAGCAACAGCTAATGGAACTAACTATGTTTCATTATCAGCACCAGCTTCTTTATCTGCTGACTTAACATTTACATTACCTTCTGCTGATGGAATAAGTGGACAAGCATTAGTTACTAATGGAAGTGGAGTTTTATCTTTTACGTCTGCTCTTGGTAACATTTCAGTAGGTACAGATAACGTAGCACTTGGAACAGGTGCATTAGATGATGGTAGTTTAACAGGTGGTTGTAATGTTGCTATTGGAACTAATGCTTTAACTCTTAATACAACAGGTAATTCAAATACAGCAGTAGGTGTTACATCACTTTGTGCTAATATAGCAGGTAGTTCTAACACAGCAGTTGGTAATACTGCATTGTTATGCAACACTTGTGGGTGTAATACTGCAATAGGGGCAGCAGCACTAGCTGCTAACACCACAGCTGTTTGCAATACAGCGATTGGTATAAATGCAGGTTGTACAATTACTACAGGTGGTTGTAATACTATAGTAGGTACATATACAGGGTGTAGTACTGATTTAGATATTAGAACAAAAGGTTTATTTACTGTATTAAGTGCTGGTAATGGAGAACCAGTTTTTTCAATAAAATCAATATCAGGTGCTACTAATAATACTTCTTATCGTTTAATGAAAGCTAATCACGCTTTTGGTCATCTTGTTGCAAGTGGAACAATCGCAGCAGCTGGAAATGTCATTATTAATTCTAATGGTTACGGTGGAAATGGAAGTATTGGAATTTTTGCTATTGTAACAGCTGCGACTGATGCTTCGGCTGGTTTTGATTCTACTTTTATACAAGTTCACAATCATGGGAGTGCTTATAACAACTATGGAACAGCATTACTTTATACTACAGTAAATAGTATTACTATAGTGAATTCAGCAGGTTCAGTTACTATTACAAACGGATCTGCAAAAGAAATAAAATATCAATCTCGTTACCTAAACTTAGGTGCAAAAGAACTAACTCTTGCAGCAGAATAGGAAAAAATATGAATAATCGTTTTATAAAATTACTATTAAAATTACCTAGATTTAAAGATTTTTTTAAAGTTGAAATAGATTCATCTCCGACAGATGAAAACTCTATGAAAAATTCTATTAGAATTTATGTTAAAAAAGATAACATAGAATCTATATTACCTGTAGAAGATTGGGGATTTACTTATAATGAAATTATTCAACAAGAATCTTTAATTAAAGAAGAAGCTATGGTGGAGTTAAGACAAAAAAGAAATGAGTATTTAAAAGAAACAGATAAAATTACTTTAATTTGTTATTCAAAAAATATTCCAGTTCCTTCAGAATGGACTACTTATCAACAAACATTAAGAGATTTGCCTGAAAACAGTAATCCAGATTTTGATTCTAATGGATATTTAACAGGTGTTTCATTTCCTAATAAACCATCTATTGAACCATAAAAGTTTACTTTAACTTATTATTTTGTTAATTATAAGTAATGAAGCAAGAACTTAACACTTATATCATTGAAGGTGGTATTGGTAAATGTGCTTCCTTTACTGCACTCATTCCAAAATTAAAAGAAAAAGATGGTCAAGCCATACAGATCTATACTCCTTATGTAGATGTATTTGGTGGCAATCCAGATGTTAAGATGGCTTATGATTCATCTACCATTCCAATGAATGACCCAAGACTACAAGCATCAGATAATTTTTTTTATTGTGAACCTTATAAATCTAACTTTCAATTTGGCAAAGAACATATCATTGAAAGCTATTGCAAATCATATGGTGTTGAATTTGATGTTAATATGAAACCTAAACTTTATACTTCACATCACACCGAAGAAGTTAAAGCATGGAAAGATAAAAACAATATAGACAAATATATATTAGTCCAATTTTCTGGTGGGCAATCTCCTATTGCTTATACTGGACAATATAACAATCATAACCCAAACAGAAATTATCCACCATTTTTAGCACAAAATGTTATTAATCTTTTAAAAGAAGAATATCCTAATGTATCTATTATTGACTGCACACTTCCTAATGAACCTACATTTTTAAATACAATTAAATGCACTTTGCATTGGTCAAGAATACATGAGCTTCTAAAAGATGCGATAGGATTTATTAGCATAGATTCTTGCATGAATCATTTTTCACCTTCAGCTAATAAGCATGGAGTTGTGTTATGGGGTAGCACCAGATGGATTCAGTTTGGTTATTCACATAATACAAATTTACAATTTCACATGGATTTAGAATGGAACGAAAGCAAATACGTTGATTCTGACCCAAGAAATATAATGATAGACTCAAATAAAGTTGTTGAAGAATTTAAAAAACTAAATAAAAGTAAACCAGTTGCTTGTGCAACAAAATAATAGAAAAAAAATATGATAACATTTATACTTGGAACTATTTTAGGAGTTTATCTTGGTTGGAAATTTGAACTAGCTATAAACGACTTCATAGAATCAATTAAAATACATTTAAATATTAAGTAGTCTTGAAATATGTTGCAACGCAACATATATATCCTAGAAATAAATAGGAGAAAAAATGTTTACATTTAAACTACCGACATACGAAGAACTAAAACAAAACTATGAAACATACTTAAAAGATGTTCAGAAGTTTTATAAAGACTGGTATTCGGATATACAAAAGACTTTTAACAAATAACTTTATTAAAACACAATAGTTTGATAAACACACTGCATAATATTAATTGCATTTACAAACTTTGGATTGGTGGGTGTGTCTTGCTAAAGTCTTGCAAATGCTTAAACGACAATGGCAAGAACTCACAACGAAGAATTAATCAGTCTAAAGGGACATATAACAGGAATCCGTAGAGAAATTAAAATACTAGGTACTTCAGTTTATAAGCTGGAAAAAAGATTAGAAAAACTATTCTGGTCTATCTTTATTGCTCTTGGAACTTTAAGCATGGCACTATTAACTTTATTCCTTGCCAAGTAAAACGAATACAACTAGTAGTTAGTTATGGACACAAGAAGGATTCTGGTTATATCAGATTTGCATTTGCCTTATCATAGGCAAGATTCTTTTGATTTTCTAAAAGCATTAAAGAAGGAATACAAACCTACATTCGTAATGTCTATTGGTGATTTACTAGACCACCATGCACTTAGCTTCCACGATTCAAACCCTGATTTGTTTTCTGCTGGACATGAACTTGTTAAAGCAAAAGATTATGTAAAAGAACTTGAATCAATATTTCCTGAACTTATAGAAATAGATTCTAACCATTCATCAATGGTTTATAGACGTGCATTAAAACATGGTATGCCTAGAGCATATCTAAAAGAGTATGGAGAGTTCTTAGGAACTAAGAAATGGAAGTGGGCAGATGATTTGACTATTACCTTACCAAATAAACAAAGATGCTTATTCACTCATGGTCGTTCTGCTGACGTTTTAAAAGTATCACAAACAAATGGAATGAATTGTGTGCAGGGACATTTTCATACTAAGTTTAAAATAGAATACTGGGCTAATCCTGATAATCTTTTTTGGGGTATGCAAGTAGGTTGTTTAATAGATCAAAAGTCTTTAGCTTTTGAATATGCTAAGAATTTTAAAACTAGATTTATAATTGGAACTGGTTTAATAATAGATTCACAACCCAAGTTAGCACCTTGTGTTTTAAATAGAGATGGCAAATGGATAGGCAAGTTAGTTTAAAAGAATTACTGTTTTCAGAAACAGCAACAAGACTTGGAATAGACAATACTCCAACAGACCAAATCTTAATTAACTTACAAACTTTAATTTACGAAGTTAT